GGAATTGGTTTTGTGTTTTCCCATTGCTCAATTAACTGTCCAAATGTCAAAGAACTGTCTAATCCGTTGTCAGCATTTTGACGAGGTAGGATGTTAATAGAAGCCAATAAATCGGTATATGTCTTATCTAAATCTTTTGTATTCTGCCCAGCTTTTGTGGCTTTGTTAATTTCCCATTTCTTAAATGCCAACCTTTCAAAAATAGTTTCCTGAGCCTTTGTATTACATTCATATCTGGTTATCCAGTCTTGATACTCATTTTCAAGAAACATGAGATCCTCGTTACTATAGTTCCCGAATCTCTTTTTGGCAGATTTTAAAGTTTTTTGAACAATTTTTGTATTTGCTTCTTGATTATTTTCTATATCATCAATAGAAAATTCAGAGTCTTTAAATGATGTATTTCGATATTGTGGAAGAGAAGCCACCATTACAATAAGATTCTGTACCGCAGTTCCTCTAACCTTTTCGCCCACATTTTCATTAATTGTTTGCAGTTGTGCATTATAATCGCTTTCACAAAATTTCCAATCAAGTTGCCTAAATGTATTTATTGTCTTTTCTCTGTTATCAGTTCTAACACCGGTCTTAGGATCTACGTCTGTGCAGAGATCTAAAATACACGCTTTACAAGCAAAATGATTAAAACCACTTTTACTCTTATTTGACTTATAAAAATTACCATTACTACCTTTAGCTGACTTCCATTTTCCACAGTGAGGACAAAAAATAAAATCTAAATTAAGAAGATGATTGTAATCTAAAGCTAATTCATGATATGCAGTTTTTACATTATTCACAGTTAGCTTTTTTATTTCATCATCTGTTTTAGCTTGTCTTAAATTAGCCGTAATAATCACTTCCTTCCTTTTATTCCAATAAAATAGAAGAGTAGTTAAACAACCGACTCTTCCGATCTATATTTCCATATATAACCTTGTGATGTTTTTGCATGTCCAGAACAATTACTTTGAATTGCTTTTAAATTAAAATTATTGTCTAAAATCTCATCATAAGTCCATTCTTTTAAATATTCCATATCTTTTGAATATTGTAAAATAATTCTTTCTCTGCTTCTTTTATCCTTTAGGGCTTTTTCTTTACGTTTAGCTTTGTTTTTATAATAAATTTCAGGGTTATCTTTCCAAACCCAAACATATCCCTTATATGTATCATATTTGCCATTGCAAGCTGCTGATACCGTTGCAGAATTAAAGCCTTTCATACTTGTTTCGTAAGCAGAAGCATATTCTTTGATTAGTTCCATATTTAAATTGTATTGTAATACTGATTTAGGAAGATTTTTGTTTTTAGATAAATAATAATCCCAATCTATATTTCCAGATTTATAGTCTTTTTCATAAATCCAAATATATCCATAAGCTTTTTTATATTTATCTTTCTCACAACACCTTTTGATTCCACTACTAGATTTTTTTCCTAAATAATTACTAGCCTCTCCTGCACTGACAAATGTTCGTATATAATTACCTTGTAAGTCAAACATAGCAATTGGCTCAGGATTTTGAATTAATCTCATTTTCATAATTTCTTCATCGGAATGTTTATATCCCCTACATCCTAATCCACCATCTGCAAAATTATATCCACTATTTTTGGAATCAAAATAATTTATCCAATATATTTCTCTTTCATCTAATTTTTCAAATTGACATTTTTCAATAATTTCAAATCGAAAATTGTTAGAACCATATTTATTCCATGCGTTTTGCAAATGTGCATTATGTTCTGAATTATGTTTTAAATAACTTCTATGTCGCATCCATCGGTATTTAAAATTATATGTTTGACCAATATATCTTTTCCCATTTAATATATTAGTGATAGAATAAATGCCGCATTCTTCATTATCTTTTTTATTTTCTTCGTTTCGTTTGTAATTTCCCATTCATATTTTCTCCAATCTCTCCATATCAACAATAATAGAAGAGAAGAGTGACTGGATATGGAGTACAGTCGTTCACGAAGATGATCAGTCTCCGTTATTCTTCTCTATAAATCCGACTACCTGCAATCGAAACAGTTACAATCCACTCATAGTCAGCTAATTATTTATTCTCTATTCAATCTAATTATTGATATAGAAATGCCATTATAGTATAATGAAATTAGGTCATAGTTCTTGCAGGAAAGAAGGCTACTATGATAAATTTCTATACGTTCGTGTACTACTTGAATTTAATTGGAAGCATTATTACTATTTTAATGTTTTCAAAAAATATTCTTCGTTTTCTCTTCAAAAAACTAATCCATATTATTTACATATATTTAAAAGAAGAAAATGAAAGAGACAAGAAAAACGACTCCAAAGATTAATAAAGTATCAAAAGGGGGTGATTATATCTGACTTCATTTAACGTGTGGGCATATACGTTAGTGTACAAGATCTAGGAGACGGGTAGCCTGTTGTTAAATATAGATAACAACTATGCAAGAACTATGATTTTAAATTTAAAAATGTAACTCCAATAAAAAAGAGAAGTAATATTATCACTTCTCATAAATTTCAAAAACACATGAAAGTGCAATATCTAATAACTTATTCTCTTTTTACGAACTAAATTTTCGTATAATAAAAAAGAGCTATTCCAAACGAAATAACTCTTTCTTCAGCGGAGAGAGTAGGATTTGAATCCATGTTATCCGATAGAAAGTCGGATGTCTTTAACCACTTATCTAACCGAGCATATTAAGGATGGAAGAGTACCACCGATTATTTTTACAGAATAACTTCTGTTTTACCTTCAAACTTAGTATTTAAAACACGAATCTCAGCAAGCTTCTTACCGATTTCTTCCTGAATCTTAGTAGCGAAAAGTTCAACTTTTGCCTTGCCAAGTTTCTCAACACTATCAAAAGGTGCTTTGACTTCTGATTCTGGAATCTTTGTAACATCTACAGAGAATGTGATGTGAAGGTTTTCATCTACAACAAATGACTGGTTGATAATATCTTTTAATTCAACAGAGATAATAGTTGAATCATCAACTTCACTATCAGTTGTAACTGGATCTCCATTAGAGTCAGTTTTCATATTAGATTTAAAGGATATTTTAGAATATTCGATTGTTCTGATAAAATTATGTAACATATCTTTTTCAGTAGCAGCATCAGTATCAGATGTACCTAATTCTGCGACAGAAATATCTACACCAATAATATTTTCATCAATAGTTTTGCTAATATTTAATTTCATGAATTTGTACCCTCTCTTTCATTTATAATTATTTGGTTGTATGCATCTTTGAAACTGATTATTAAATCCCTTAAAGTTTCTTTATCAATAGTACAGTCCAAATTACTCATATCAATATTCGGATTTGATACCGTAAACTCCAATGTATTTCCATTTGGTGCAAATAAAACTTCCACAGATTCATTGAGTAGAAGAGTAATAGAATCAATTTTATTTCCATTATT